TTATTTATATGAAGTAACTACCTTAGGAAGCGATACAGCCGATGATTATATATTAGATTATAAAACTTCCGCCTCTAACATCCCAGGAAACCAACCCATATCTATAGGTACAACTCCAACTACAATAAATTCTTGGGGCTCAATCTCAGGAAATATTCCTGGATATTTTGATACTTCTTCAGGGATTCATACTTTAGGTAATACACCTAATATAACATTAAGTATAACCGGATCTACAGTTATTTCTGGAAGTGGAGGTAAATTTTCCATTATTTTAGAAAGACAAGGCACATCCATAGCCTTAGATTCAGCAACATATTCCTCAGAAGTTCCTATTACTCTTACAGCTTCATATTATGGTTTTGGTGGAGATCAATTATATTTAGCAGCAACTACAACTAACCCAACATTTTTAGCTACTCGAATTAGATCAGGTAGTTTATTAATTACTCAAAGTATTGCACCTTCATCTCAAGAAAATGATCCTATCATAATTGAACCTTATATTACAACTACTAATTTTTATAATAGTGATGAAAATGCTTTATTAAATGATGTTGGAGACGCTCGTAAAAGTACCTTTTTACAAGATGTAGATTATTCTTCTGGTATAACAACCCCAGTAAATTTCAATGCTATTATAAGTGGAAGTGCCACTAAAGCAACCGTACCTGACTCAAACTATACTACAAAACGTCATATTATACCAAGATATTTAGGTAGTAAATCAACTTCACAACAATTAAATGTTTGGACTCCTGGTGATATAGGAACATATGGTAAAGTACCAACAGTTGAAAGTTTAAAAACTTTTGTAGCTTATGGGGAAATGAGTGGAGGGTGGCCTCCCGAAAGAATGAATGCTTCCTCTTTCAGAATCATATATCTTATAGATCAAAACGGTAATGTTAATATACCTGATACTTCTGAATATTCATTAAGTAATGTTCAAGGTACATTTATGTCTGGAGAAAGATTTAAAGTAAATGCTATTAATAAAGGAAACGGAAATGCAACCCCATACAGAACTGTTATTAGAGGAGGATCTCGTATAGAACCTATTTTATATACCCAATCAGGAAGTGCTCCAAACGCACAATGGAATACAACAATGAGTTTTGAAGATATAGTCCCTTCAGACCAAGGTGCTGTAGATAATTATACTGCTTTATACAATTCAACCACTACTTTTAACCCCCCATCACAAACCTGGACTAAAGTTCCATTAACAAATACAGTATATGGGCCAATAGTATCAAGTGATCAATACACTGTTGTGTCTGGTTCTATAATAGATGGAGTTAATTTAATAGTTCAAGCTAAATATAATATTAATATTCCTGGAAATAGTGGATTCCCTATTTATGGAAGAGTTGTACAAGAACGAGGAGCTAATAAAATATATTACCCTGATCTATCAGGAGTAGGCCAATACTACTCAGCTGGTGCGTTTACATATACAGATGAAGGTATAAATTCATTTACCATTCCAACAGCTAATTTAGAAGCAGGAGATAAAATATATATTGAAATATATGCTGAAAATTCTACAGCTAATATTACTCAACCTAAATTAACTATTTCACAATATCCATTATATACCCAACCTGTTACTTCATCAGGAACTAATTCAATATGGGGATTTTTAAATAAAACTACTTACCCATACATTATTACATCATCAAATCCAACATTAATCGAATTATATGATGTAGATGTAAAACAAGTAGATATAACAGGTTCAGGATTTAACCCTATATCATTACCATGGTCTATAAAATATGGAGATGAATTTAGATTCGAGGGAAGAGAAGATTTTACTTATCAAGTTAAAAAAGTATTCCCTTCATCATATAGTGGCTCAGATAGAATTTCCCAAACGGGTTCTATTGAAGTACATTTCAATGATAACTTACCTATTAGTGCCTCAGCTTTTAATTTAGATCATTTTTTAATTAGAAGATATGTTGACGATGCTACTCAAATTTTATTTGAAGGATTTAAACCTAATAACTCATCAGGTCCTTATATTGTTACCCCAGAATATATAACTCCTTCATTAAATAAAGATATTGATAGTTTCATTACAGATCTTACACAGAAAGGTTTGATTTAACAATATTTATTAGTATAATACACTCACAATAAAACAAAAATGGGATATTTAAATAATAGCGTAGTCACAGTTGACGCGATTTTAACAACAAAAGGTAGAGAACTTTTAGCTAAAAATGATGGTTCTTTTAGAATAACACAATTTGCATTAGCAGATGACGAAATAGATTATACATTATATAATCCAACCCACCCATCAGGTTCTGCATTTTATGGAGAAGCAATTGAAAATATGCCTTTACTTGAGGCATTTCCTCTTGAAACTCAAATTATGAAATATAAATTAGCTACTTTACCTCGCGGAACAGCTAAATTACCAGTACTTGATTTAGGTTACTCTGCTATTACATTGGTTCAAGGAGCTTCATTAGCTGTTACACCTCAAACATTAAATTACCTAGGTAATAACCAAACATATGAAACAAGTGGATATTCAGCTACAATTTCAGATGTTAGATTAATGAGTACATTTACAGGTGTTGGAATTAATACAACAGCAGCACAAAATGCAAATACATCAACAACTACATTAGGAACAAATGTTTCAACTACAGTAATTGGTTCTCAAATTAACTTAAGAGCAACTACTATAAATACATTATTTGGTTCTAATACTCAACTTGCCGCTACATTAACAGTAGTAGGTTTAGATAGTGGTGCTCGTGTGACTATTCCAATTACAATTAATAAAACAAACGTTTAAAATATAAACAATGGCATTTAAAAGATTCGATCCGGAAGATTTCGTAGTAAGTAGTGATTCAATCACTTCAACACTTTGGTCAAATGGAGCCCCAACATTATCAACATTTTTTACTTCATCAACCCAAGCAGCTAGCTCTGCAGGTAACTATTATTTAAGTGTATATAATACCTCATCGGCTGATCAAGAAGTTCAATTTGATATAGTATATTGTGATTCACAAGGAAGTGGTAGTACATGGTTTAATACAAGTGTACCTGGTGCTTCCCCTTCAAAAACAATGTATGGTCAATATAGAGCATTAATTTTAGAAGATGAAAATGCTAATTTTATTTTTGGAAAAGGAAATAATATAGTAACAGGATCATATTTTTGGGTATTATCTATTGAAAGAGCAAGATATAAACAATCATTATTCCCTGGTTCTATAAACTTACAAATCTCAGGATCTAATAATCAAATAATTAACTTAACAGATGATTCTTTAGATAACCCAGTTAATACATTTATTGGTTCATCTCGTGTTTACCAATTAATTTCAGGTTCAAACGGAACAGCAGGTTCACTTGCAAATAGTGGATATGTAGCTGGATCAGGATCATATGGTTTAGTATTCCCAGATTTAGGAACTATTATTCTAAACCCATTTGCACTTTCTCAATCGCTTAATTTATTTCCAACTAGATCAAGTAATGCTGATACTGGAGTAAATAATGCAAGATTATATGCGGCCGTTAATAGAGGTAAATCATTCTCTCTAAACTCTGAAGAAACAATAACATCAGATTATGTATTTGTTAGAGCAAGAAATAGTGAATTTAACTATTCAGAAAACCCATCATTCATCTCAGGCTCAACAGGTGAGGTAATTTATGATAATTTCATTAATGCTCCTCAAGTATATGTTACAACAGTTGGAATGTACAATGATAGTAACGATTTGTTAGCTGTAGCTAAATTATCAAGACCATTATTGAAAGATTTTACAAAAGAAGCTCTAGTTAGAGTAAAATTAGATTTCTAAGATGAATGAGTATACTAAAGCCATTTTTAACTTCTGATATTGTTGTATCTCCCTTTAAGGTAAATAAATCATTTACGTTTAAAGGGAATGAACTTACTGGCTCAAATGTAAACATTGACAGGTATATTGGAAGAAATATTACTTCATCTTTATGGGTTTCTGGTTCATATCCAACAGGATATATTAACATACAAGATGAAATTCTAATATATCGTTCTATTAAAGAACTTTATTATTCTAATTACCTTTCTGGAAGTAATGGATCCCCTTTAGGGACAGCATCATTTAACCCTGATGGTACTATAACAGGACCTACTTATACTCCAAATTATTACAATTATTTATCTACAACATTACCTGCTGAAAGATATTTTCCTACAAGCTCTAATGAAACAATAGGAGTAATTACAATCCCATCTAATCTATTCGGGGAATATATAAAACCAGGTTCAGTAAATATATCAAATGATATATTTAATATAACAGATGATGGAAATGGAAATATGTTTCATGATTCTATAAAATATGGAGATATCATATATGAACATGGAATTATTATTATTACAAATAATGCTGTTGGAAGTACTAGTGGTTATGGTTTTATGAGTTATGGAACTGGGTCATATGGGAGTGGAACTATATATGCTATAGAAAGTTTAATCTCAAGTTCTAACTTAACATGTTCATTCCAAAGTACAACTACTATATATGAAACTCAATATAAATGTACTTTAAGACAAAATGAATTTAATTTTTCACAAAACCCAACATTAATCTCAGGAAGTTCAAATAGTGGAATATTATATGATTTTGCAACGGGTTCATACTTTAACCCATACATTACAACAGTAGGTTTATATAATAACAATCAAGAACTTTTAGCTGTAGCTAAATTAGCTCAACCTATCCCTACATCTGATATAACTGATACTAATATAATAATTAATTTAGATTTTTCATAATATTTATACTCATGGCAAAAACATTATCTCAAGCAGGAATTGAAACATCCAATATAGTTGAAGCATGGCATGTTACTCAATCAATTGATGCATTTTCAGGAACAGCAGATTATGATATTTTTCTTTCTGGGTCATTTAATATGACTGGATCAATTAATGGTCAACCTGGGGTTATAAATCCATTAACAGCTTCATTTGCTATTTCATCATCACGTGCTATAAGTTCATCGTTTGCTACAAGTAGTTCATTTGCAACAACATCATCTTTTACTATAAGTGCTTCATATGCTTTAAGTTCATCATTTGCTACTTCATCATCACGTGCTGTAACATCATCCCATTTCCTAGGAGCTATAGGTACAGGTCAATACATACCAGTTTGGAGTGGCTCCACAGCAAATTCAAATAAATTAAATGATAGTGCTATATTCCAAGATATAAATCAAAATATATTAGTTGGTTCCTCTGGAACTAGTGGTGCTAAATTATTTGTAGCTCATAACTTTACTACTAATGGTATACAGATTCAAAGTACTCTAACTTCTTCTAATAATATATCATTTCAAGCACTTAACAATGGTCCTGGAAGTCTTCTCCTACTACAATCAGGATCTGTTCCTACTAATGTATTTTCAATCCCCACTAATGGTGCGGCTGTATTATCTGGATCATTACGAATCATTAACCCCACAACAGCATTATCCACATCTGGTAGCGTCATTATAACAGGATCTTTAACAGCAACTGCTAACCTTACAGTTAATTCTACTTCTAGTTTAAAAGGTATAGTTAATATAGGAAATGGTTCAAATGGTACTCTTATTATTCCATTAAATGGAACCGTTAATACATCAAACGCAACACCAACTACTTTATTAACTCTTCCTACAACCACAGGCTTAATATATACTGTAACAGGTAAAATAATAGGATTTGGAGATTCTGACCAAACTATAGGAGGAAATATAGTAGCAGTATTTAAAAATGCTGGTGGAAGTTTATCCCAAGTTGGCTCTTCAGTAAAAAATGTAATAGAAGATTTTACTCTCTCCCCCACTTTTGATTTAGTTGCTTCTGGTAATAATATCCTACTCCAAGTAACAGGAGTAACCTCAGTTAATATAACATGGGCTGGACAAATTCAATATATATCATATAACTCTAATGTTTAATAATTTTATATGCCAAATTGGTTACATCACAAAAAAGAAATTCATTCCATAGATGATTTTCTTACAGGTACATTTGGTTTTATCTATATTACTACCCACATCCCAACAGGTAAAAAATATCTAGGTAAAAAATCACTTTACCATACTACTAATCAAAAATTAGGGAAAAAAGAACTTGCTGAACAACCAATAACTAGAGGCAGAAAACCTACAACAAAACAAGTTATAAAAGAATCAGATTGGAAAACATATTATGGTTCTGAAGAATTTATAAAACAAAAAATCAAAGAAAAAAAACAAGAAGAATTTACTCGTGAAATAATTCATTTAGTAGGTAATAAAAAATTACTTACTTATTTTGAATGTAAATATCAATTCCAATTAGGTGTTTTAGAATCACAAGATTGGTTAAATACAAATATTTTAGGTAAATTTTATTCAAAAGACTTTGCTATTATCTAAAATTTTCATATCTTATAGATATGGTAAATGAATTATTAGTTAATTTAGTAAATTCGGTTTTAGGAACAGGTAAACGCACTGCTAGAGGAAATCAAGCATATACTTGTCCATTTTGCCATCATCATAAACCTAAATTAGAAGTTAATTTTACTGAAAATAAAGAAGGTATTAATAAATGGGCATGTTGGGCTTGCGGAAAAAGAGGTAAAACAATAAAAAGTTTATTTAAGCAAGTCCAAGTTGATTCATCATATTTTCATGAGTTAGGTAAATTAGTTAAAAATGTTTCTACAGATGACTTAGAACATATCAAACATAATTCTTTAGAACTCCCTAAAGAATTCCAAACATTTAACAATAATAAAGACTTAATAGCAAGGCATGCCTTAACTTACCT